AAGGCTCTGCAATTCGCGGTCGGCTCGTTTGAATTGGGCTCGAATGGCGACAACGCAAAGTCGGCTCCGTTCAAGATGACGGCTCGTTCCGGACAGCCAATCGAGCACTGGTTCTGGGGTCGCGTCGTCCACGATATGGATGGCATGAAACTCAGTAAAAATCGCGTCGCGATCGACTACGCGCACGATCCAAAGGAAATCATCGGATACGCGAATCACTTCGAGACGGACTCCGGCGATCTTGTCGTATCTGGCGCTCTCGTTCCGTTCAAAGAGAACGATCGCGCGACGGAGATCATGCACAAGCAGCGCGAAGGGATTCCGTATGAAGCAAGCATCAATTTCAGCGGAGATGGAATCAGGGTCGAGGAGATTCGCGAGGGACAGACGGCATCCGTGAACGGATACAGCTTCAGCGGTCCTGGAATGATCATCCGCGAATGGCCGCTGCGAGGGATCGCCGTCTGTCCTTACGGCGCTGATCAAAACACGTCGACGGAGTTTTCCTCCGGCGAAACGGTCACTGTAACCATGGAAACCCAAAACATGAAAACCGAACTCACAGCCGCGCATATTGCGGATGTCGAATTGAAGATTGATCAGCCTGCCGCTGAGGAGCCTGCCTCCGTTGAAGCGACTGAACAGGTTGTTTCCGATAACGCTGAGGCTCCGGCTGAAACGCCGGAAGTCGTTGAAGCTGTCCCTGCCGCTGCTGAACTCTCGCAATCGAAGTCCGAAGGCATCCGCTTCTTGGAAGCGTTCGGCGATCGCGGAGGCGTCTGGTTCGCTCAAGGCATGTCCTTCGAGTCAGCGCAGATGCAGTACATCGAATCGCTCAAGGCTGAAGTCGAGCAGTTGAAGCAGCGTCTATCTGCTGCTCGCATCGAAGGCGAAAGCGATCCGGTCGAGTTCTCGCAGCACGTTGTCCCCAAACCGAAAGCCCGCCTGATCCGTCTGGCTGGCAAGTAAATAGGAGAGCCAATCAATGGCCGATGACTACCTCGCTCTTGCTGACCTCACGGTCATCAACGACAACAATTCGCTGGATATCGAAATCAGCGACCTGTTTCAGAAGGCGCCGCTGCTGTCCGTCATGGCCGCTGTTCCAGCGTCTAACGGCACGGTCCACAAGTACTACAAGACGACCGGAGCGCCCGCTGTCGGTTTCCGCAGCGTGAACGATGGCCGCGAGCATGACTCCACGGATCGAACCGCAGTCACGATCGACCTGAAGATCATGGATGCTTCGTTCACGATGGATACGAAGATCGCAGACGGATACAAGGGCGGTCCGGAAGCCTGCCTGCGGATGGAAGCGATGGAGCATCTCAAGGCTGCTTATTTCGCTTTGGAAAAGCAGGTCATCACTGGCACCGTCGGCGGATCAAACTCCGGTTTTTCCGGACTGGCGAACTCGCTGAACACGGCTGCGAAGTGCATCAATGCAGGCGGAACAACGGCGCTCAGCTCCGTCTATCTCGTTCGGTCGAATCCGAATGAAGTCGCGATGATCGCTGGCAACGATGGTCGCCTTGACGTTTCTGAGTCGATGCGTCAGCGAGTGCCTGGAGCCACTGGTCATTTCTTCGCCTGGGTCACGGAAATCGCTGGCTGGTTTGGCTTGCAGATCGGCAGCGACGTGAAGTCGATCGCTCGTATCTGCAATCTGGACGCTACGACGAAAGGCGTCACGGACTCGATCCTGTATGACGCGATCTCGACGTTCGAGGCTGGCGCTTTGCCTAACTACATCGTCATGAATCGCCGCAGCGTGAACCAGCTTCGCAAGTCGCGGACCGCGACGAACGCCACTGGCGCTCCTGCTCCGATCCCGACTGACATCGAAGGCATTCCGATCATTGTGACGGATGCAATCAGCAACGCCGAAACGGCGATCGCCTAAGCATGACTGCTCGTGATCGTGCCTTGGAACTGCTGTGGAAGGCTCAGCTTGCCAGCGCTGGCGTGACGGTAACGTACACGCAAGGCTTGGATGAAGTGGAGATTGAGGCAGTTCCAGCGCGAACAGTTGCAGATCTGGATCTGGGCGACGGAGTCATACGAACTGCGAAGGTCGCCGATTTCATCCTGAGATCGGCTGACCTAGCAGTGGACTCCGTGCCGCTGACTCCGGAACCTGGCGATCGAATTGCCTACGCGAATGCGGTCTACGAGGTGATGAGTCTGGGCGGCGCGCAACATGTCGAGCCGATCGGAATGAGCCAAGCACTGATTCGAGTGCATACGAAGGAAGTCGCAGATGTCTAAGGCTTCCGAACTGTGCGAGGCAATCGCTGAATGGCTCAATGAGCGGCAATACGACCTCTCGTTTGTCGCAGAACGCGCGAACGTCTGGAATATCGCACTGGACAAAAGCGCAGAACTGCACGCCGTCGTGATCCCACAGGAAGTCGAAACCTCGTTGGCATCACGGGCGACGATCGAGCGACGTTACACCGTGAGTCTGATCATTCAGCAGCGAATGACTGGCGCAATCGACATCAGCCAGCAAGATGCGCTGATGGATCTCGTCGAGCAGATCGAACAAGACATCATCACAGAGCCTATGGGCGACTTTCGTTTCATTGATCACGGCGGAGCCACTCGAACCGTGATGGAAACCGAAGCGCTGTCGTCCAGTCGACAATTCATTGCTGTCCTCACGCTTCGATACCTGGGGCAATAGATGGCGTTTGCGTTCACAAACTTGGCGACAGGCAAAGCGGTTAAGTACACAAACCCGAAGCCTTACTTGCCTCGTCGTGATCTGCGTGGATTCGGATTCGACTTCTTCTTCGATCAGAAGAAGGTCAAGAAAGCCGTTAGCAAGAAGTCGCGAGAAGACCTCACTGGGCTAGGGTTCTACACGCGAAAAGCGATCCAGAACTCGATGAAGCCTGCGAAGAGCAAGGCAAAAGATCAGGGACTCCGTGCCAAGCGCGGATTCCGGCATAGCAAGCCTGGAGAGGCTCCGCGATACATCACCGGCGCGTTGCGCAGCAACATCCTCTTTCAGTATGACCCAGACAATAAGTCACTGATCATCGGTCCGCGCCTCCTGAATGGCAAGACCGTACGGTCGAGTGCTCCGGTTCCCAGCGTGTTGAATGCAGGAGGCACGGTGCAACAGGTCATATACGGCTACAAGCTGTTGCGCAGTCCTGGGGAACAGTCAACACAACGAAGACGAGTGCGTGTCGTACTCGAACGCAAGACAGTCCGAATCGCTCCTCGTCCGTACAACGGACCGAAGGCGAAGAACTGGCCGAAGATCCTCGCCAAGTGGCGCGCGATCGTCGGCAAAAACACGATCCGAAACAACTAAACTCCACGGAGGTTGACTCAATGCCTGCCTACATTCTCGGCAAAGACGCTGGCATGTACTACACTTCGACCGCGCTTACTGGCACGAACGGCGCGACGCTGCTAAATGCAGGAACGTCACTGAACGAAGCGACGAACGTAATGGATGTCTCGATGGATGTCGCGACGGACTTCGTCGATATCACGACTCGCGCCGATGGCGCAGCTGGCTTCCGTGCGCAGGCTGCGACTTTCAAGAATGCCAGCGTCACCTTCGACATGAAGTGGCTTCCCGGCGATGCCTTCTTCACGCTGCTGAAGAATGCCTGGCTAAACAATACTACGGTCGCCATGTACGTCCTGGATCAGAAGAAGGGCGTAAGCGGCGCTCAAGGATTGTGCGGCAACTTCTCCGTGAGCTTTACTGCGGAGCAACCTTTGAGCGACATTCAAAAGGCGTCTGTGACACTGACTCTTTCGGACAACGGCGAATGGGTCTCTAAGACCTAAGAGGTGAACAATGGCGCTGTTTAGGGACGCAAACGGGCGGCAATGGTCGCTGACTGTTACAGTCGAAGATCTTCGCGCGGTGAAAGACGCACTCGATATCCACCTGACAAAACTTGTCGACACAGATCCGCAGATGCTGTTCGAGCTAGCCGCTGATCCTATTCGCTGCGTGGATGTCATCTGGGTTTTGTGCCGCTCGCAGGCGGAACGATACGGAGTTGACGAGCGGCAGTTCGGTCGCTCGTTGTCGCAGGAGTCGTTCGATCTCGCGGGGAAGGCGCTTGTGCGGGCTGTCTTCGATTTTTTCCCGAAAGGGCGCAGCGAACCGATGCTGCGCCTGCTGGACAAGACAGAACAGGCAATGGCGATGCAGCTCCAGAAGATCAGCAGCAGCATCGAGGAGATGAGCCCGGAAGCGATGTTGACTCAGGCGATCGACTCTACCAGCACTGTTTCGAGTTAGCTGGCATCATCGGAGTCGATCCCTGGACTTACTCGCTCCGCGAACTGGATTGGATGGCGAAGGCGAAACGAATGCACGACTGGGATCAGTCTGCTCTGATCTGGTCCGCGATCTGCAACACAGTGCGCGATGCAAAACAGACGCCGAAGCCGATTCTGCCTTCGGTCGTACATCCCCTGCGAACTGATTCCGACTACAAGCCGAAGCCGCGAACTGAAGGGTTCCGCGAACTTCGCAAGCTGTTTCAGAAAGATCCTGAATGAGCGCGAACGCAATCAAGGCTGGTGAAGCGTTTGTCGAATTCACGATGCGCGATGCGTCGCTCAATAAGTCGCTGGATGCCGCACGAAAGAGAATCGAGGAATTCGGGAGCAGGGTAACACGTTTCGGGAAGTCTATCGCAGGCTTCGGCGCGGTGATTGCTGCGCCACTTGCGCTGAGTGCTCGCGCTTTCCTGGATGTTGGCAAGAACCTCGCCGAGATGTCTGCACGAACTGGCGTTTCTGCATCCGCGCTGTCTGAACTCAGCTACGTTGCCAAGCAGAACGGCACCGACATCGAAACGCTCGAAGAAGCGTTGCGAAAGATGCAGCTGACGCTTCTAGAAGCGGCGCGCGGAGGGGAAGCTGCGAAAAGAGTTCTCGCCGGTCTTGGTCTTGTTGCTGAAGACGTTCTCAAGCTGTCGATCGACAAACAGTTCGAGTCAGTTGCGGAGAAGATCGGGCTAACGGTCGGGCCGACAGCGAAACTCAAAGCCGCGATGGACATCTTCGGCAAGTCGGGTGCGAGGCTGTTGCCGATGCTCAGCGGAGGCGCGACGGCGATCCAGCGTTTCCGCAAAGAGGCTGCGTCTATGGGCGCGTCCATGTCGGAAGAGGATGTCGCCGCTGCCGCTGAACTCGATGCAGCAATGACGCGACTTCAGAGCACGTTTGCAGGCGTGACGATCCAGATCGGTTCCGCGCTCGCGCCAGCCATCACAGAGATCTCAAATGTCGTAAGACCGGCTGCGCAGGCACTCGCAGTTTGGCTGAAGCAAAACAAGGAACTGGTGCTCAATCTGGGTCGCGTTGCTGGATTGCTGGTCCTTGCAGGAGGTGCATTCGCCGCGCTAGGCAACACCACAACCGCCATCGGCAAGACCCTTGGCGTCGTCGCGAAGTCATCGCGGATCGTCGGATCGCTGCTGGCAGGCACCGTGACAACCGGATTCAGACTAGCAACGATCGCAGCCAGTGCGTTCCAAGCGGCACTGATCGCCTTGAAGACTGTGTCTGGTATTGCTGCTCTATTC